CGACACTGGCAGAAATACAGGATTGGTCTGTCAACCCGGATTATGGGATTGGTATCCAAACCCGTGAGACGAAAGCTTTGGACATAGACATCCCCGACACATCCCTGTCACGCCAAGTTGTGGGTTTCGTTGGTAAAGAACTGGGCCTAGACCTTCCTGTCCGATTCCGTGCAGATTCTGGTAAGTGCCTACTGTGGTTTGCCCTACCTGCCGAATTGGGTAAACGTGCTGTGCGAGTGGAAGGGGGGATCCTAGAATTTTTAGGGAACGGGCAGCAGTTCGTCGCGTGCGGCACCCACCCTGACGGCGCAAAATACCAGTGGAAACCTGGGCTACCACATGTCCTACCTAAAGTGTCCGTAGAAGCCTTTGAAAAACTATGGGCTGCTTTGGTAAAAAAATTCGGGGTAGGGGAGGCAACGAAAAGCAAAACCACTGAAAAGGCAAAAATACTGTCCTACGCCGTGTCGGACGATCCGATAGCTCAAACCTTGTATGAAAAAGGTATGGTCCTGGCGGTGTCATCCACCGGTAAAATGGACATCACATGTCCTTGGGAAGCAGAACACACGAATGACACCGGGGACGCCGCGACCAGCTATTTCCCCCCGAACACAGGGGGGTACCGCCAAGGGAATTTTAGATGTCTACACGCACATTGTTCGGCTAGAAACATTCATCACGTAAAAGATGTACTCGGAGTGCAAGATAGTATTACTTTTGAAGACCTGACAAACACAGAAAACACAGAAAGGAACGGACTCAAACTGGTCCCGTACATGGATGACCTAGACATCACCCCTCCGAAGATGCTTATCAAGGGGGTTCTCCCTGCCCAAGGTGTTGGTATGATCTATGGGGCATCGACTGTAGGGAAGACGTTTCTAACCCTTGACCTGGTGGCCGCTGTCGCTACGGGGGACGATTGGCGAGGATACCACACGAACCCCGGCCACGTGGTCTATGTTTGTGGGGAGGGGCAAGGGGGATTTCGTATGCGCAGAAAGGCGTATTTCGACCATTTCAAACCTGAAAAGGTGAGTATGGACATATTGAACACCCCACTCAACCTATTACGTGCCGAAGACGTCAAGGCCCTAATCTCCCTGCTGGACACCCTCCCCGAACTAAACATACTCGTGTTCGACACCCTCGCAGCATGCACCCCGGGAGGGGATGAAAATAGTGGGGTGGACATGGGGAAAGTGCTCTCATACTGTCAGGGAATCGCAGAAAGGTACAAATGTATGGTCATCCTGGTACACCATACCGGAAAGGACGCCAGCAAGGGGGCGCGTGGGTGGTCCGGCATAAAAGCGGCTTGTGATGTAGAAATAGAAGTGTCAGAAACGGAGAAAGAAGGCCGTAACATGCGGATAACAAAACAGAAAGATGGATCTTCTGGTGGGTCTTACGGGTTCTTGCTGAAACAAGTGGTCCTCGGCCAAGATGAAGAGGGGGACGATATCACGTCATGTGTGGTCTTACCGACTACGATCGTAGAAACACCAGGAAGAAACAGAGCGGAGTACCTGGGTAAAAACGCCAAATTGATACTCGAATATGTAACGATGATGTGTGGTATGGGGGATGTGGGTGTCACAGAAAAATTGATCATGGAAAGAGTTTCCGAAGTGAAAAAAATTCCTCTGTGGCGTACAAAAGAACTGGTACCTAGAACGTTACGGCAACTATTTGATAAACGGCTATTGGTAAAAGACGACGGGCTGATTAAGATGTGTGCCGATGTGAAGAAATCAGGGTAGAAGAGAGGGACCCCAGAAGAAGAGAGGGACCCCAGAAGAAGAGAGGGACCCCAGAAGAAGAGAGGGACCCCAGAAGAAGAGAGGGACCCCAGAAGAAGAGAGGGACCCCAGA